GCTCCTTTCCTTATTTTTGGGGTTCTTGAATGGCTACATCTTTTATAAATTTAACTAACCAGCTTCTACGAAGACTCAACGAAGTTGAGGTAAAGGTAGTTGAGTTTACTGGTTGTAGAGGAGTTCAAGCCCTAGCAAAAGATGCCATCAGAAACTCTATCGCGCAAATAAACGCGGCGGAGTACGAGTGGCCCTTTAATTCGGCGGAACATACGCAAACTTTAAATGTGGGGCAGGAAGATTATTCTTGGCCGCAGTATTTTAAGACAGCAGATTTTGAAAGTTTTATAGTGGCGAAAAATCCGCTACTGGGAACTACAACATCTAAGCTTAATTTTATATCGCGGGATGTTTATTACGATAAGCACCGGACAGATGATTTAGACGCGGAAAACTCTGAGGGACTCGGACTACCTACTTTAGTAGCTCCCGCCCACGGTAACGGGTATATCGTGTCTCCTACTCCGGACAAGGCGTATGTCATACAATATCGGTATTACTTAAACTTTGCAGATTTACAGTTAAATACTGACGCCACCCGAATTCCTACGCCCTATGACTATGTCATTATTGAGGGTGCGCTAAGTCAGATGCACTTATTTAGGAATAATAATGAGGCGGCCAGTATTGCTCTCCAGCTTTTTAGAGAGGGCATAAAGAACATGCAAGGAATCCTAATTAATCAGTACCAGACAGTTACTGATACCAGAACTCTCAGAGTGGTTAGGGCTTACTTTTAGATGCCAGATTCAATTGAAAGTTACAAAGTCGTTTGCGGAGGTGGGTTAAACTCTAATGAGAACCACCTCGACCTATCTGAGAATAGTCCAGGTAGTGCTATACGTCTTGTAAATTTTGAGCCTTCTTTGTTTGGGGGCTATCGAAGAATAGAAGGGTATTCTCCGCACAAACAAAATGCGGCGGAAGTTGATCCTACTAATGGTGGCGGAAAGATCTTGTCTTTGGACTTCTTTAAGAATGATCTAACGGGCGGGAAAGAACTTTGGGCCACTAGAAAAGTAAAGATGTTTAGATTTGTGGCAACCGCAGGACAGACATCGTTTAAAGGATACGATGCTAACGGCAGAACTCTAGATATTCCTGTTGCCAACAATACTTGGGCCTACATTAATGGCACAAGAAAATATGTTCTTCTTGATTTTACTATTAATTTAAATACGGCGGGGGGAGATGAGCTTGTTCTTAACACCCCAGCAAGCGCCGGAGATGTAATTGAGATAGACGTTAATGAGTACTGTTTCTACAAAGAAACACCGGCTGGGTGGCAGAAGGTAGTTCCCACCAACTCCGCCGGAGTACAGTTGCGTAGAATGTCCGTATTCGGACAAATTACGCCAATTAATAGAGTAAGATCTGCTAGGTTTAATTTCGGCTCGGGCAATATGATTTGTTTTGTAGATGGCGCGAATAACGCGATTGTCTACAACGGCCAGTTTTGGAATGTTATTGTTAGCTCTAACTCCGGTGTAGACGCTTTGAATGCGGGAGGGTCGCAGTGCCTAAATCAGCCCTCTATTGTGGACGTATTTAAAAACCATCTGTTTTTAAGTGGTGATCCCACAGACCCGTCCAAGTTAGCTCACTCAAGCCCGAATAATCCATTTGATTGGAATGCGGCAGTAACTTCTCAAGGTGCTAGTGTAGGTGCGGGACAGCAAATTGCTGGGTTTGATATCGTTGCATTTAAGACTTTCCGAGATGACTTGTTTTTATTCGGAGAGAACAACATCAAGAAGTCGATAGTAAGCTCCAATGGAGACTTTTCTATTGAGCATGTTACGAACAATGTGGGCTGTATGGCCCGAGACTCTGTCCTAGAGATAGGCGGAGATTTGATATTTTTAGCGCCAGATGGTTTCCGGCCTGTTGCGGGTACATCCCGTATCGGGGATATCGAATTAGAAACAATTTCTAAACCGATACAACAGCTTCTTAGGGAGCTACCGCATGTATATGATGTGGACTCTTTAGTTGGCGTTGTTATCCGCTCAAAAAGCCAAGTCAGGTACTTCATTGATCCACCTACTGTGGTGGGACAAGAGGAAAGTTTTGGGATTATAGGCGGCTTGCGGAGTGCTGATCAGCGGCTCGGGTGGGAATTCGGGGAGATGGTTGGAATACGAGCCAGTTGTGCTGTTAGCGAATACGTTAACAATGTTGAGGTAGTCTTACACGGCGACCACAACGGAAAAGTTTACCGGAGTGAAAATGGAGATCTCTCCTTTGATGGGCAGAAGATATTAGCCATCTACGCTACTCCATTTTTTGACTTTGGCGAAACTGAAGTACGAAAAATAATGAGGAAAGTTAACACCTTTATCAGAGCAGAGGGGCCATTGGAAATGAACATGGCCTTAAATTACGATTGGAATGATCCTACAACGGCAAAGCCTAACTCTTATTCTCAAATTTCTGAGGGGGCCCCAGTAGTCTATAAAGGCATCAACATAGATTATAACGCGGCAAACGTGTCGTATGGGGGCACTGATAAGCCGATTATAACCACGGACGTTCAAGGATCTGGTCAGGCGGCACAGGCTACTTTCGTAACTCTTGGAATTACCGAACCATACAGTATTCAAGGCATTGTCTTTGAATTCTCAATAGCGGGAAGATTATAAATGACAATAGGTTACTCTAGGACTTCCGTTGCTGACATCATTAACGGCGCGAATATTACTGCACCTCCGCTCAACGCGGAATTTAATGCGATAGCAGACGCTTTCAACGGCACTTCGGGACACAGCCACTCGGGAACTTCCTCAGATGGAGCGCCCATACCACTAGGAACTTCAGTAGTAGGTTATCTCCTAGATCTTAATGGCGGCGTTGGCGGAAGAAATAACACAAGCGGGACAACTGACCCGTCTGCAATCCATGACTCAGCTCTTGGCTATTCCGTAGGTTCTATATGGATTAATACATCGACTAACCGCGTACATATCTGCCAAAGTAATCAGGCTTCACAGGCAGTCTGGTTTGAGCTAAATACTACAAGTCATTTGGCACAGATGACGCCAAAAATTACGAACACAATTGATATTGGTAGTGCCGCCAAGCAGTACCAAGATATCTACATTGATGGTATTGGGTACATTGATACTATCCTATCCGATAATATCAGCACCACAGCAAACATAAATGTTAATGGCCTTGCCACAGTAGCTAATTTAACCGCAACAGGCTCGGTCAGCTTGGGCTCTACCACTGCAATAACTGGTGGAACTATAAACAATACCGTTATTGGGGGATCAACCCCAAGTGCCGTTTCTGGTACGGTAATTACTGCGACATCTAATTTTGCGGGGGCTCTGACGGGAAATGTCACAGGCAACCTTACCGGCAACACCGCCGGAACACACACAGGCCCATTATCTGGTGATGTAACAAGTTCTGGTACTAGCAACTTCGTAAACGTAGCGATATCCGGTACGCTAGACATGGACGCAGGAACAACTGCCACCGTCACCAACCTAGCCACCCCAGTTAACAACCTTGATGCGGCTACAAAGGGGTATGTCGATACGTCACTAGCAAACCTAGTAGACGCGGCCCCTAACACACTAAACACGTTGAACGAGCTTGCGGCTTCTCTAGCAGATGATGCTAGTTTCGCAAATACGATGACTACCGCACTAGGGACAAAGTTGCCGCTGGCTGGCGGGACTATGTCGGGCAACCTCGACTTAGGCACTAACAAAATAACGTCTTTGGGAACCCCTACCGGAGCCGCTGACGCCGCTACTAAGGGGTATGTAGACACAAAACTCCCGTTGGCTGGAGGAACCCTGACGGGGGCTCTAGCACTCAGTAATAATAAAATAACGGGTCTTGGGACGCCTACTGCGGCCACAGATGCAACTACGAAAACGTATGTTGACGGAATTCTGACATCAGGTGAAAATGCGTCACTATCCGCCGCCAATGCGTCTACCTCAGAGACTAACGCCGCCGCTTCTGCGGTACTGGCACAAAACTGGGCAGTACAGACCGGATCTCCTGTTACAAACGGGGGAGGAGAATATTCAGCAAAGCATTATGCCAACCTAGCTTCAGCGGCTAACGCGGCGGTAGCTAACTTCTTCGATACTTATTTTGTAAGTTCTGGGGAGCCAAGCGGTTCTAATCTAGGAGTTGGTGATTTATGGTACGATACAACTAACAGCCTATTAAAAGTATATACTTCGTCTGGGTTTATTAATGTAAACTCTAGCGTAAACGGAACGACTAACAGGTATGAGTTTGTTGTAGGAACCCCTCAAAATACGGACGCAGGGGCATACTCTGGGTCTACTACTGTATTTCCCGCAACGTATGATCAAGGGTTCTTAGATGTCTACAAAAATGGTGTAAGACTATTACCGACACAATTTACTGCCACAGACGGTCAGTCCCTCACTCTGTCTTCTGCCGCGACAAGCGGAGATACCATATCTTTGATCGGGTATGGGAACTTCCAAACCGCAAATCATTACAGCAAAACACAGAGTGACATTATCTACGGTCAAAAAATTATCGATCTAGAAGACGAAATCTTATTACAATTAGGAGTATAAGCCAATGGCTATCCAGAACAGCAACTTCAACACTCTAATCGCGGCCATTGACACTAAAGCTCAGGCTTTGGCCGCTTCTACAACAGACGCCAAGGATCTCGTATTCTTGGGCAAAACGCTAGAGGCGTTAAACGTCACTGCCACCGTGTCTGATATCATTGGCGAGGGCACTGTACAGGTAACGGCGGTAACCTCGGCAGGGACTACGCAAGTCGGTCTTGTAAACGCGGCTGGGGCTACGCAAGTAGCGGCGATAAACTCGGCAGGGGGGAATTACGCAACTTCCGCTACTCTAACTACTGCCATAGATGCACTAAGGAATATAATTACAGTTACTGTTGCTAACAGCAAATTTGTAATTGATGGCACTGAGCAACAAGCGTTGAAACTTACTCCAAGTGTAAAGTATCGCTTTGATCAATCAGATGCATCTAATGCTACACACCCTCTAAAGTTTTCTACTACGGCAGATGGTACACACGCCAGCGGCACAGCAATAACATCTGGGGTAACAGTAGTAGGTACGGCGGGATCTGCGGGGGCCTATGTTGAACTTACCGTAGAGCAAGACTCAGTAGCGACCTACTATTACTGTGCAAATCACGCAGGGATGGGCGGTACTGCGTATTCTCTGACATCTGGTGGTGGCGGTAGTAGTAGTAGCACTGGTGGTGCCATTAAGCCAACCATACAGTACGATTCGGATGCAGTAGGAACATGGGAATACGGTTGGGACGAAATCACATCATACGCCCGAGTGAATCAATACTCTCCTAGAGGCCAATTTGCTATACACAGCCATACTTTTAACAGTAGTGCGAATAGCAACACTAACCCTCTGTACCAAAACCGCTTGAGGATTGCGCCTTTTACAGTAAACCAAACTACTGGCGCAATCACAATGGGAACTAAAGGCAATGCCTTCCTTAACTCTAGTGGATACGTCCACTCAACTCAGTCATTTGGCTTTTGTGACAGCTACGGAGTTAACTGGGGGTACTCTGCGTGGGGCTCTGGCAACACTCACTACAACGGCGGTTGCGTTTGGAAGGTTGTGAACAATGCAGTCGTTGGTGGGGAGTCCACTGGCAATAGCCAAATGGCAAGTGAAAACACCAGTAACGGAATGTTGGCTGTTTATGTGTATAGTGGAAGTGCCTATTACAACATCCCAAACGGTAATCACACTTCTCTTGGGAGAATTGCCTCCAATGGCTACAACTCTGATTGGGCACAACAACAAGAATTCAATCACAGTGGAACGACTTATATCGCTCGCTGTGTTGGTAAGACTGTTGGAAAAAACCACGCTGGGCTATGCTCTCGACCTAGCGGAATAATAGCTATGAGGTCTGACGGTAATAACGGCACTGTCGGAAGTAATTTTCCAGCGGGCGGTGGTTCAAGCCAAAATATTGGTATGGGTTTTGAGCTTGAGAATGGCAAGCAAGTATATTTCACAGCTAACGGGACATGGATTCGCGGCTCTGAAAGTGGTGGAATAGATGGTCAAGCTACTGTCACTCTGCACGGAGGAAATTCTTCCTCAAATAGTCCTGAGAGTATTATTGAAGGAGGGACTGATCTGGGCCTTATTGGCGTTACTAGTAATTTTAACAGCTACAACAGTAGCGGGTATCCCGCGAAGGAAGCAGATACCTTCTATCTTTATTTCTCCGCTAACCCTAACCGCTATGGCAAATTTAAAATCTATAATTCCAGCGGTAATAATATTGAGCTTGAGTTGAAGGGTATTTGCGATCTATCGGAAATAGGTTCAACCTCAAACCTTTCCTCGTATCATGCTCTTGTCGATGTTACGGGAAACGATGACCAATTCCTAGTGTGCAGTTATAGAAGCGGTAGCTACAAGCCCAGCAAAACTATTGTTGTCGATAACCCGCTTAAAGATTTATAAGGAGTTTTACAAATGTCTATTTCAACACTTCGTAATCAGAGGAACGCCCTTTTAGAGGCATCAGATTTCCTAATGCTCAGCGATGTTCCAGTAAGTACGGCGCAAAAAGAGGCCGCCGTAGCCTACCGCGTTATGTTGCGTGACTGTATCCCAGCAAACACCACGGATGAAGAGGCGGCAGAGATAGATCTCCCCGTGCCGGATGTTGTGATAGCCGAGATGCTGGGACTCAACACTTCTGAGGGAGAGTAGTCTTAGCTTTAGGCTAAGTACCTATTCTCTCCTCCCTAAGGCATCCATAGAGTGTGTTAATTATGCGGGCGAAGACCCCATATAAAAATAGCTTCAAACAGTCCATCAGCCCCTTTGGTCGGTGGTAGGCCGTAAGGTGGTGGAAAACATAATGGATACCAACAGATTGGACAGAATAGAAAAAAAGCTAGACGAGTCTACTATTATCGCGGCTCGTATTGAGGAGAGGTTGATAGCCTCTCAGCAAAGGATTGATCGTCTGGAATATAGAGCAGACGAACAAGAAGCCGACATCGAAAACCTTCGTGATGTAGCGGTCAGCAATAACCATTCCGTGAAAATAGCGGAACGTATTGCTTGGTTAATAGGAACTGGGGCAGTCAGCTTCATTGTTTATTATTTCAGATAAATCGAGACTAGGAGAAGCACATGGGACTTTTTAACAAAAAGAAAAATACATACGTCACTAACGACTATGGACTTGATGAAGAGCAGTTTGACGCTTTGAGTACGGGTCAGACCGGACTAGCATCATCTGTTCAAGAAAACTTTGATCAGATGCAAGCTAACGCCGCCGCCGCTCAAGCGGCTTTTGAGCAAGCGTCAATTCAGCGCGACAATGCGATGGCGGCCGCCGCTAGTGCCGCAAGCGCCGCTAATGAAACTGCCGCAAGCAATTACAGTAATTTGAATACGGCGGTAACGGATGGGTTTGCGTCCCAGACTAATCTCTCAAATCTTAATACTGAGAAAATTAATACGAATATCAATAACCAGACTACTACTCTGAAGAATTCAATGAATACTGGGTTTGATAATTCTACTAATAATATTAACAGCCAGTTCACTGCTTTAAATGAAGATAGGGCGCTGTTTGGGGAGCAGTTGATAGCTCAAAATGCCCAAGACAAGATCGACCAGATGGAGCAAGTCCGACTATACGGCGTTAAAGGTATAGAAGACCGGCTGGGCTTCTACGAG